GTGCTAGTGACCCGCACAAGGCGGAGGGTTGGCATAGGCAGGGGGAGAGTAACAATCTTTTGTTTATTGTGGATGAAGCGAAAGGCATCCATGATGATGAGATATTCCATGCGGTTGAGCGTTGTCAACCTAGTCGGTTATTGGTGATGAGCAGTCCGGGTGCGGCTGCTGGATTCTTTTATGATGCGTTCACGAAACAGCGTGAGCGTTGGGAGACATTTACTGTGACGGCATTTGACTGCCCGCATTTGACGAAGGATTGGATTAGCGAACAGATTGCGACGTACGGAGAGAGCAGCCCCTTGATTCGGAGTATGATCTATGGCGAGTTCATGGATGACAGTGATGACGGGGTGGTATTGATGTTGAAGGACTTGGAGAAATGTTTGAAGGAACCGCCGGAGAAAAGGGACGGGATGAAATGTGCGTTTGTGGATTTTGCGGCGGGCGGTGATGAATGTGTGTTTGCATTGCGGGAAGGCAATGAGGTGACAGTGATGGAGACCTGGAAGGATCGCGACACGAACAAGAGCATAGGTAAGTTATTACAGTTGTTTAATAGTTACGGTCTGGTGGGTGACGAGGTGTATGGGGATGAGGGTGGGTTGGGGTTGCCGATGTGCGATGCGTTGATGGAAGCGGGGTTTGACATTCATCGGGTAAACTTTGGGGGCAAACCTTATGATCCGAGATACACTAATCGGGGTGCGGAGATTTGGCATCAGGCAGCTAGAGCGATTGAGCGGCAGGATGTGCGTTTGTTTAATGATGGGTTGTTGCATCAACAGATGGTGACGAGGAGGAGTGATGTGGGACGGTCAGGCAAGCTGGGGGTGGAACCGAAGGATCGCATGAAGGCGCGTGGATTGGCTAGTCCAGATAGGGCTGACGCGGTGTTGGGGTGCATAGCGTGTGGCGGAGGGATAGGCGGGTCTTGGGAATATTATGAGAGCATTAGCCGTCCATCACTGGGCGAGTTGTATGATGAAGCGGAGGCTATAGCTGATTCAATGTCTGTCCCGCCGGGGATGGAGGTTGGGTGGTGAGATGAATAATTTATTTGCCAGTGGTGTCACATTGTGTTACGGGGAATTGAATGAAGGTTGTTAAGGAGAAAAAGGTTAAGCGTGGGGGCGTAACTCCGCAGGGCCAGACAGTGCCAACCAAGGCGGATATTAAGGCGGGGAAGATTGAACCGCGTGGTCGCAACCGTGGAAGGGGAAGATAAATGGCAGGTAACTGGATTCAAAAGGCGAACATTAAGAAGGGGGCATTCACAAGGAAAGCCAAGGCAGCAGATAAGTCTGTCGGGCAGTATGTGAAACAAGTCCTGAAACCGGGTTCCAAGGCAAGCGCGAAAACGAAGAAACAGGCGGTCTTGGCCCGGACATTCAGGAACATGGCGCGTAAAGGATGAGCGAGAAGATTTATAACTTGGTGGCGGATGACATCAAGTCCCGCGTGGAATGGGAGACGCGACAGGCGTTGTGGTATCAGATGCGTAACAACGGTCTGAAGCGGAAACACAAGCCTTGGCCTAACGCGGCTGATATGCATTTCCCGTTAATAGATACCACCATCAACAAGTTGAAGCCGGGGTTCTTTCAGCAAGCCATGGGGCTTGAGGTGTTGGCTACGTTTGTGCCTATGCGAAGTCAGTTGGCGGGATTCACCACGGCGGCTGAACAATGGTTTTCCTATAAGCTCCATGAGAAGAGCAACTACGCCACGGAAGTGATGAGTTGGATTGACCATATGCTGATGGGAGGTCGCGGGGTGCTGAAGGTGTTTTGGAACCCGGACAAGCGGCGAGTGGAATTTCAGGCGATAGACCCGCTCTTTGTGATTGTTCCGCCTTGGACGAAGGGGGTGGATGGAGCCGACAGGGTGACCCATGTGTTGCCCATGAGCGAGGCGGCGTATAAACGCGCTGGCATCTATGACACGTCCAAGGCGGTCATTAACAAGATACGGGGCGGTGTGGAGGACAACGAGGGGATCAGCAATAATCTCCGTAACCGGAAGGAAATCCGCGAGGGGTTAACCTTTAGCCGTGATCGCGATCAGATCATAGTTTGGGAGGTTTATACGCGGAAGGAAAAGGACGGGGAATGGCAGATTGAAACCTTCTCACCGCAGTCACCTGAAACCAAGCTGCGCGATACCATGGCTGTACCATACGACCACGGGCAACCTCCGTTTGCCTCCTGTGAGTATGAGATCACCGATGGCGGGTGGTACAGCCCGCGTGGCGTGTGTGAGATGTTGGGAACCTTTGAGGTCAGCCTGAACAAGATTTGGAATGAAAAGATGGACTGCGCCACGTTGTTCAACCAGCCGCTCTTCAGGGCTGAACGTGACCTGCCCAACTCGGTTAATCTGCGGATGAAGCCGGGACAGATTTTGCCCTTTGGAATTGCGCCGGTTCCCATGCCGCAACCCCCGATAGATTTTGACAAGGAACTGATGCGAACACAGTCGGTGGCTGAACAGCGCGTGACTGTTCCTGATTACGGAATCAATCAGGTGATGGCATCGCAGGACAGGCGCACGGCCACGGAGATTGAATCCATCAATGCACAGTCCCAGCAGAACATGGACTTGCGGTTGCGCCTTTTCCGTCAGGCACTGGGGACGTTGTATCGTCAGGCTTGGGAACTATTGATTCAGTTTGACGGGGAAGATTTACAGTACCGTTTCCTTGAGGACAGCCTGACAGTTGATCCGGTTGCGTTGCATGACGAGTACCAGATTGAACCGCGTGGGGGCATGGATATGGTGAGCAAAGCCATGCTGCTCAACAAGGCGGTGCAACGGAAGCAGTTGTTTATGAACAGCCCATGGATTAACCAGGTTGAACTGGACAAGAGCATTCTGGAACTGGAAGACCCGTCATTGATACCGCGACTTATCCAAGACCCGAATGAGAAGGAAGGCAACGAGGTATCCGATGAGAAGAAGATTATTCCTGCACTGATGCTGGGCGAGATGATTCCGGTACAGGGCGGTCAGGACTATCGCGTGAGGATCGGGGTGCTGATGCAGTTCCTTGAGAAAACGCGGCAGGGTGGTATGCAGGTCAGCCCACAGGGGCAACAGGCTATTAGCTCAAGGCTGGGCGAATTACTCAATGCCTATGAGCAGGTGGACACGAACAATGCGAGGGCGTTGCGGAAGGACGTTGAAGAGTACCTTGTGCAGTTGGGTTTCATGCCGGACAAACAGGCGCAGGAAGCCATGGAGATGCAAGCCATCACCGGACAGGTTCCGGCTCCTGAAGCTCAAGCGATTGAGGAGACGGAAGCAGTGGTGCAGCAGGGAGACTATTAAATGAGATTCTTTAAGTTTATCCGCATGGCTTGGCGTCTATCTGGTAATCTGCCTTGGGTGGACGAGCCGGAATGGCGCGTGGATGATTCCACTGCACTACGCCAGTTTCTTTCCAGTCGGGCAGGAAAGAAGTTGAGGGCGGTTTTGTTGAACATGGTTCTGCGACAAAACGCGCACGTAGTCTCACAATGTGACACAAAGAACTTGCAAATAGAGGCAGGTTATGCAAACGGTATGAGAACCACGGTTCATACGCTGGAAACTCTGGCGAGGGAAATTGAGCCACTAGAGGAATTTACAACGGACGACCTTGGGGTCGAGCGTTCGTTGAGTTAAGACCCCACAGCACGGTCTGCCCCATGAATGCGCGGGCAGGACGAGGATAGCATTCAACAAAAGGAGCGTTTGATGGCAGAGGAAACTGGTGACATAACCGCCGACCAACTGTTGGCCGCTGCACAGGAGCATGATGCTGCTGTGGAGGCGGGTGAGACACCTGAAGTGCAGGTGTTAACTGAAGAACCGGAAGTGGAGGAAACTCCGCCACCGGAGCTACCGCAGGAGGAAGGAGAGGAAGAGGTCAGCCCTCCAGATCAAGACGCTGAAATTAGTAGTTCATTGAAAGAGGAGCAGCCCGAAAAGGTTGCCGACAAGAAGCAGAGCAAGTATGCGAAGAATCAGGCTCGCTTGGAAAAGTCTTGGACTGGTGTAAACGAGGCCAAGGAACAGAACAAGCAGCTTGAGGCCCAGTTGCAGCAACAGGCGCAGGAGTTGGAAAACGAACGCCAGCGAATGATTGCCCAGCAGGGATACCGTGATGAACACGGCCATACAGCCAAGGATTACGAGGAAGCTGCGAAAGGGTTTGATGAGGAAGGTGAGTCTGACTATGCCCAATCCGCCCGCGCCAAAGCCAAGGAGCTTGGAGCGGCAGAGGATCAGGCCAAGGCGAGCGTCTCTCAGACCCAGTATAAACAAGCGTGGGAAGCGAAGCGTCAGGAATTAATGACGCGCAACCCAGAACTGAATGACATGAGCAATCCTCTTACCCAAAAGGCACAAGCGATGCTCCAGAATAACCCGTCACTGACGGCTAGTCCTGATGGACTGGAAATGGCAGTGAAGATGGCGAGACTGGAAATGAAGTCGGGCAGCACGGAAGAGTCTGCTACCAAGCTCCTTGAACTACAGCAAAAATATAACAAACTGGAAAAGAAAACGTCGGTACAAGGCGGATTCACAGCGGAGAAGTTGAATGGTGCGAAAGGTTTTGATGACATGGATGACGGGGAGCAGGAGAAATTCCTGCGCCAAGCCGCCATGGCCCATGACGATTCGCTTTAACAGCTTCTTCACAATGTGACACGTTTATGCTGACGGGAAGGAATAAAAAGTTATGGCCACGAATACCACGACTACACTATCCAACCAGTATCAGAATTATTTCAGTAGGAAATTACTGTCCTACGCTGTTCAAGCACTGATATTGGATCAGTTCGCCAAGAAATCCCCTCTCCCTGCGAGGGCGGGCCACAAGGCGATCACAATGTTCCGTTATGGCGCACCTTCAACCTCTGCCATTGAGGCATTGACCGAAGGCACTGCACCCAGCGGAACTCGCACGCTCTCTCTCGCGAAGATTGAGAAATCACTGACTCAACGGGGTCAGGTCATTGAGTTGACCGACATCCTGACTGCCACTGATTTATTCAACAGCTTGCAGCAGAGTATCAAGACCAATGGGCAGGACGCCGCGTTGGATATGGACACCATCACCCGCAACACAGTTGTGGGGTCAAATATTGGTGGCACAGCCATGGAAGGCGGCTATGCCGCTGATATGTCAGCCAGTCTTGACAATGGAGACACGCTGGTTGAGCTATATGCTGACGGAACAAAAGAGACAACCGCAGCCACTCAATACACCGCATTTGAGGTATCCACAGGGTCAGGCACTCTGCTTGACGCTGCGGCTGTTCTTAATGCTGTTACTCAACTGAAGGTTAACCGCGCACAACCCGCCAAGGGCGGAATGTATATTGCAGCGGCAAGCCCGCAGGTGATTAGCGATGTGATGACAGACACCGTTTGGCAAAATGCTGCTACATATAGCAATGTGCAGGATTTGTATAAAGGTGAAGTGGGTTCCCTCTACGGGGCCAAATTCATTATGACCACAAATCCGTTCATCTCTGGTGATGCCAATGGCACTGACGCTGACCGAGTCATCTATGATGCATCGGGTGGAGGCGGCACTGCTGGCACTAACGATGTCCATGCGACACTATTCCTTGGTGACGAGGCTTACGGTTGTCCTGACTTATCAAGTCAGTCTCCGTTCAGCCCCAAGGTTGAGATTGTTGACACGGCTGACAAGAGCGATCCGCTAAACCAAAAAACGACCTGTTCATTTAAGACATATTGGACAACGTTGCGCTTGAATCCGAATTACTACGTCGTAATGCGTAGCAAGACGGCCTCAACTGCCTAACCAAACAAGTCATGCATAAGAAAAAAGGCATGACCATTATTATTGCCGTGGGTGGGGGGAAACCCCCGCCCACAGGCTCTAGTGTTAAACCTTCAAAGAAATCCCAAAAGGAGGGATGTGAAATGATTAACTTACCAATAGAGGCTCTTGTTGATGAAAACGGCAAGGGCGAAGAAGTGGCCCCTGAAGTGGGCGATACTGTTGTGCTGGATGAAGTTGCCGGTGAGGTGACTGGAGTTGACGGGGGCGTTGCCACCATTGACTTGAAAAGCGCAGGGGGAGTTCCCATTGAATACGCTGCCCACAAGGAAGAGGCAGCACCGGAGGAGGATGTGGAGGAAGCGGAGCTTCTGGAAGCTGCCATGGCGGCTGACGCGGAGGAGGGCTATTAATGCCCCTTCACGACTTTAGGAACAACAG